TACTTTTCGTAGAACTGCTCCGGCGTGCTGCCTTCCTCCGCCGCCAGCGAGGCGATCATGCGGCTATGCAGGACAGCATTGGTCCGCGCCACGTCGGCAGGTAAAGACCTGGTAGCCTTCAACTGCTCGTAAATCTTGTCCTCGACGGCCTTGGCGCTCTGTCCGAAATCGGCATCCGCAGCCATCTTCTCGACAGCGCTTTGCTGGGCCTTGGCCTGCATCTCCTGAACCTTGGACTGGAAGTCTTTTGCCTCGGCCACGCTCATGGCGTCGGGGTCCAGGCGCATATGCTCGGTCATCGCGTTGCCCAAGTCCGTACCGGCGATGTGCGCCGCAAACTTGGCCGTGGGAATCTCCACGTCACCTCCCGGTTGCGCTTCGATGAGCTGCTTGGAGAATCCCGGCACGACCTTCTCGACCTCCATCGGATCGACGCCGGTCTGGTGCAGTACTTCGGCCATCTTCTGACCGTCGATGTATGTCGTCTCCGCACCGGAGCCGTCCGCCTGGGCAGCGACAAAGTTCTCATAGGCGTTCGGGTTGCGCTTGCGCACTTCGGAGTCGGCGGCGTTTTCAGAGAGCGCTGTGAAGAACTTTGCCGAGCGATCCGCATCCGCCGCCCGCTCCATGTCCGCGTGCAGGCCCAGCATGGAGCCGGTCGTGCTCATCGTGCCCGCCGCAATAAGCCCGTTCACGAGCGAGTCACCCATCTGGTGAAGAAACTCAGGCGAGGTCAGGTCGCTCCATGTTCCGCCTAAGCCATCCTGCTTCGCCCAATCCTCGCCAACCCTGCTCACGACGGTCTGTGCGCTCATTTCGCCGGTGCCTATGGCGGTGTTCTTCATCCATCCGAGCACGGCGCTCTTTATCGCCGTTGCCGCGGTCGGAACAGTCATCGCCGCTGCAATCTTCTCGCCCACGGCACGGCTCAACGCCCCGCTGGCGAGGTCGCCCAGCGGCTTCCCAGCGATCCGCATAAAGCCAGCCTGGAACGCCGTGTTGACGGCGGCTGTGGTTCCAGCAGCCCACTGCGCCCGATTCTCATCAACTCCCTTGCTGCGCAGGTCAATGTACTCGTTGCCCGCCATCATGTCGTAGTTCTGCGCCAGGAATTCTGAGTTGAAGCCGAATCCGAAGCCGCCCAGGGCAGCCGCTGGTAGCGTGGGCGCGGTCACGATGCCAGCCGCTGCGGCTCCGGCCCCGATGCCGGCGCCCGCCGCGCCGACGGCGACCGCTCGCGGCACCATCGGCAGCATGTTGCCGCTCATGTTGCCAAGGGTGGTGATGGCGCGGTCTCCCCACGATCCGAAGGGGGTTTGAATGGGATGCATACCACTGAGGGTCTGATCAATCTGGTGTATACGATTCCAGTCGTCAGCCGTGGCTATGCCGCGCTTGGCCTTGATACCAAGCATCCCTCTCTCAAACTGGAGTTCGCCCTGCTGAAACGGCTGGTAGAGATCATGAACGGCGTTGGTGTGAGCGATGACGGAGCCGAGTCCCGCGAGGGGCGATCCCGCGAGGCCGTCTGATCCCGCGCCGGAGGTGTCGCTGTTATTGACGGCGTTCCGGTAAACGCTCCCGGCTGACTGGCCATTATCCATCTTGAACCAGTTGAAAATCTTCTCGGTCGTCGAGAGGTTGTCGAGCTGATCATGCGCGATGTTGGCAAAGTTGGGGTCCGTAAGCTGCCGGGCGAGAATAGGGCTTTGCGACTCTAGCCGGCGCTCCATCAGATCGCTAACGGCAGCGCGCCGCTGTGCTTCCACGGGGTCATTAGCTGTGAGCACAGGTCCAAGCCCTGACTTTTGGGAAAGCTGCTGCTGCTTCCCTGCTGAGTTAGGGTCCGTTCCAGCGGCCTGGTAGATGCTGGAATAAAGACCACTGTGGTCTACTTCTGTGTCCGGCAGCTGCCCGCTCTGGGCCATCTGCCTAATCAGTAACGCGTCCGCGCTGCTTCCAGTGCTCATTGCTTCGGCCTTCCTTTTGAGTTCCAAAGAGCTGCGATATTCCCTTGGGACGCCGCATATCCAGACTGTTCGAGAGACTGAGCAAGCGAATCGTGGACCGACGCTGGAATGTCGGCAAGTTTAATGACCTGTCCGTTCGTCAGTTTCACGCTGGCCTTCTTCATGTCGTCGGGAGATACCAGCGCGCTCACCTTGGGCTTGCTGAATATCCCAGGGATCGACACATTGTCCTTTGCCATATCGATCATCACCTGCCTAGTTTGTTCACGTGTCAGTTCTCTGCCAATAATCCTCTGGTTCAGGTCAATCTGATCACGTACAGCCGTCCTTAACTGCACAGAGTCTGCTTGATCCTGACTCCCTCTTTGCGGGTTCACAAGCCTATTCAGTCCAGGAGTAGTCAGCAGGATATGGTCGAGCTGGTCGTTATCCATCGAAATCGCTATTCTTTTCTGGGGCGCATCCATCATGCTCTTCGCATCGCTCAGCAGGGATAGGTAACGCGCTGGAGTCAGGTTGTTTCTTTGCGCCTGCACGTTGGCCACGGTGAGTGTATCCGGGTGCAGGATGAACCCGGCTAAAATGTCGGTATTGTCAATCTTCGGCGATCCGTTGGCCACCATCCCCTTGAACTGGGCCAGTCTCTGGGGATCGATTGCCTCAAGCTGCTGCTGCTGCGTTGGGGTGAGGGCATTCATGCTGTACTTCGGTCCGTCAGGCCCATTGTGCTCATCCCCGTACCTGTAGAAGGCGTCTTGAATGCCCTGCACCACCTGAGCCTTGTTCTCGGCAACCTGCCGGAAGTTGATCTTCTGCTGGCCATCGACATAGGAAGCCATCTGCGCTTTCATCTCTGGCGGATAGTCCGTTTTGTTGATCTGATCGATGACTGTCTGCGCATCTGCCGGGTCGGCGAACTTCGTTCGGTTCACTGCCGGAAGAATCTGGCTGGCCGGGTCTACAGCCTTGCCGTCCTTGTCGGCCATGGAGTAATCGAGGCCCCCCTTTGCCGTCAGGCCGATTGGCTGCTGGCCCTGCATCACCGAATCGCCCGCCTTGTAATTCACTGCCGAGAGGTTCCCGTACTGTGTTGTTGAGCCGTCCGAATGCGTTACTTCAACCGTGTACGGGCCGCCCGGCTTGTCCTGGGTGATGCTGCCCACTTTGCCATCGGCCGCGGCGGTTACTGCGGTGCCCTGCGGAACGACGAATGTCTGGCTCTTGTCGTCATTGTTGTTCACGGTATAGGAACCGCCCTGAATAGGAAGCTGAGCATCGATCCCCGTAGGCTGTCCGGCCTTGGCACGCAGCAGGTTGTCCATGAGCTTGTTCGCTACGTCCTTGATGGTTTCCGAGTCCGTGTTGCGCTTGATGGCGGACCCAAGCTCGCGAGCAACGGCCCCATCGATGCGCCCCTGCTGGTCTTCGCTGTCAAAATACGCCTGCGCTCCCTTGTAGTTGTGAGCGTCAATCATCTTCGTGACCACTCCCAGTGCGATCTGAGTGGTCACTGACTGAGCAGCCGCAACCCCTTGAGGGTCTTTGGGGCCTGCGCCGGTGGCAATGAACGCCTCGTGCTGCGCCTCTTGAATCGCCTGTTGAGACATGGCGTTGTAATTGCCCGTTGGATTTCCGTCCTGGTCCACCTGCCCAATACTGTCGATATTGTTGACAGCCTGCTTGATCAAAGACTGAGACCTGTCGTGGGAGGCCTGCGCCGAGAACTGCGCATTCTGCTGAAAGCGATGATCGCTCATCGCAGCGCCGAAGTTCATCAAGTGCGCTGTGGTCACGCGATTGAACATGTATTGCTGGAACTTGTTATCGAGCGATCCATACGCCTGTGCCTTGGCCTTGGCAAGCGCCGTGCTGGCGTCATCGAACCCGTCAATGGCGGTCTGGCCGCGCAAGTTGAGGTAACCGGGATTGTCGGCCGTCCCGTCGCCGTGAAGGATCGGCTGGGCCTGCTGCAAGAACTGCGTCTCAGCCGCTTTGGTCTTGGCGTCGTCAAGCTGCCATTGGATGCGCTCGCCGATATTGTCGGTGGTCTCGCCGACCTTCATGGCCGCTTGCCCCATCTGCTGTTGCTGCTGAGGGGCATAGTTCTGCATGGGCTCGATTCGCCCGGCAGTGAGCGCGGTCGTCGGGTTCGGGTCTTGCGCTACGCTCGGTGCGTAGATGTCAGTAGCTTGCGCCATTAGTTGAATCCTCCCATGCCGCTTCCCATGTACCCGCCGTTTGCCAAATACTGCTTCATGCGCTGGCTGCTATTCCAGTTGCCGGCGATCTGGCTGGCGCTGGTGAGCAGGCTCGAGTACCCGGACGCGAACGGGCTGATCGAGCCGGCAGTCCGGTCGGCATTGGCCGCGCCGACGCTATCGACCATCGACTCGTTCCGATAGTTGGTGGCCTGCTCTCGATCCGCTGAGGCGGCGCGCACGGCGTTCGTGTTGATGTTGTAGACGTTCACATCTTTGACGATCTCTTGGCTTGCTACTACGTCTTGCGTGGTGCCTATGCCCGCCCGCAAGCCTCTGGCGGCCATGCTGGCTTTGGTCGCCGATGCCTGCTGGCCTTCCTGCATGGTGTAGTTGAAGATTTGCGACTGCCCGGCCTTGATGTCGCTCTCGGCCTTGTACTCGGATTGCCGGGCGTTGATCGCGGCCATGTCGCTTTGGTAGCGCAGCTGAACGGCTTGCGACTTCGCTTGATACTGGCTCGACTTCGCAGCGTAGTAGCCGCCGATTGCCGAGTTGATGCCGCCCGCGATCTGGGTGAACAGAGACAGATTGCTCGATAGTTTTGAGGTGTCCGTTCCACCGGAGCTCTGCTGCACGGTGCCCGTGTAGTTTCCGCTCTCGTCGAACTGCGCCCCTGCCTGGCTCGAACTATATCCGGTCTTCTGGGGGTCGAAGAAGTTCGTGATGCCGCTCCAGCTATCAGTCAGTAGCGTGCTGGCGTATCCCATGCTTATCCTCCCACTGCCACTTCAGCCGATATGCTCACCAGATTCAGCGGGAGCGGGTCCGACTGGCTGATGGTCAGCGTTCCATACGGGTCCCACGAGGGCTGAATGGAAAGCTCGATTTCCTTGGTCATCAACGCGGGCGGCGCGCCGTAAGCCTCTGTCGTGCGCTGTTTGAACTCGGTCAATGTCCCTCCAGTCGGCCCGGCAGACAAGCCTCCCGACTTGTAGAGCTTGAACCATACTTTGTTGACGTTCTTCTGGCGGCCCTGCGCGCTGCCGTCAACCTGCTGAAGCGCGATCGGGAGCGTGTCGATCTGTGCCGTATAGGGCAGACCGGCCTGTACGACTACGCCGGGCCGTTGCAAGGTAATCGCGCCGGCGGAAGATACAACGCACTGCGGATGGACCGCGCCGTCCACCAGCACGTTCACGGTCTCCCCTGGCAGCCATGTCAGGCCGGTGATGGTGGGCCGCGCCCATGCCCAGGTCGCTGTTGCTGTCGCCTGCAAATCGGATTCCAGCGTCTTGTCGATGACGCCTGTGACGACCGTCGAGCTTGTGTAGGCGCTCACCTTGAATCGATAGAGGGTTACTCCATCCGAGCCGGTGAGGACGACTACGCTCCCGGGATCGGTGCTGGCGAATGTGTCCGCAGACGCTGTCAGGGTAAGTACATCGGCTGTGCCCCAAGTGGTGCCCCCGCTGACCGTCATTGTTGTTGTGGAAGTGTTCGTCCCGTCGAAGGTCGATCCACAGTCTACAAAGAAAGCATCCTGAACGTCCCCATAGAGCCTCGCCCCCATGCGCTCGATGCAGTTGACCGTCGTGCCGTTGATGGTCCTTGCGATGATCGCGTAGAGCCGGTCGTCATACCCCTCAGCTATGCAAGCGACGCTTAAGAAAGTCCCATCGGTCACATGGTGATGCCACGCGCCGACCTGCTCCTCGGGGATGTACGTAAATCCGAGAAGGTTTCCGCTCGAACTGACGAACCAGACGACCGGCCAGGGCGCTTTCGTGTACGCCTGGTCCACGATGTCGTACCCGTCGAATAAGTGAGCGGCCCGGAGCGACACATCCCCGGTCACATATCCGCCGATCTGCCATTGATAGCCCATCTCGCGCACATGGCCGCCGCGGGCCGCGCAGAACACCATCTGGTTGTTGATGATCGAGGGCGTAACGTTCGATGCGCCGATGTAGCTCTGCGGGCGTGCGGCGATGGTCGAGGGCGTGATGGTGTCGGAGCTGCTCGGACTCGCGCTGATCTCACACGAGCTGGTGAGCAGAATGAGCTGAAGCAGGGGGATGACGTGCCGGATGGTGGACATCTCGCGGGTCGCGATGGCGATTGCGATGCGATCCGTATCCTGCACGGGCAGCGAGTAGCTCATATCGGACTCGGTGCCGGTCTTGGTCATCCAGAAGTTTTGCGGGTCGTTGTTGGTGCCCCCGAAGCAGCGCCGCTGCTGAAAGTAACTCACCGCGCCGGGGTAGTCGTTGGTCCCGCCGAAGACGGTATCATACGTGTCAGGCGTGATGCTCATGTCAACCGATATGTCGTTGTCGGTGAAGCTGGTTCCATCGGTCTCGCCGATGTAGCCGTACAGGCCGTCCTTCTTCTTATAGACGTAGTAGCGGTAGGCATTCTCGACCGCATCCCAGGTGATGGTGTTGTAGCTCCCAGTGACGTAAAGGTTGTTCAGGACGCTCACTTCGGCGGATATTTCACTCTGCTGGATATCGTCCGAGGCAATCGTGGTCACCACATAGTAGTTGGTGATGTCTACTATTTGCGTGCCGTACTGAATGGTTGCGCTACCTGTGTAACCTGTCCAATCGGAGGTGTCGAGAGGATTGCCGCTGTAGTCCGACAGATAAAGCTCGGTGTAGATCAGATAGCCGGAGGAGTTGTAGGGGACATACGACACCATCCAGAAGCCGTCAATGACCCTTGTGGTGCCGTCGATTAGGGTTGCCGTCAGGCCTTCCACGTACACGCCGTCGCCCAAGGCTAAGGAGTGATCCACTTGGGTGGTGATCAGCGGGTTTGACCTTCCGGTTTGGATGCTGGCAATGATTGATTTGTATCCAAGCGTAGGAGTGACAACGACGTTGGTCGGCGCGCTCAGCGCCTGTCCAAACACGATGGAAGAGAACGTCCACTGTGTGGACCCGAGGCGGCGCAGCTCCGACGGCGGATAGTTTGGGTGGCACAATGTCAACACGTCGGCGCTCTGCACGAAGTGAATGTCGAACAGGTCGGCCGCCGCGTAGCTGTTCGGCACCTCATAGTAGACGCTGGGCGATGAGCCTCTGCTGTAAACATACGTCCCCAGCAGGTAGAAGTAGGTCGTCGAGGAAACGTCATTGCCATAGTTATCGCTGATCGAATAATAGACGGCTGTCTGGGTATTGCCATGGATCGGAGATAATGCAGAAGTGATTACCCGAGCGGGAGCGGCATTGGATACAGCGTAGTTGCCGGTCACGGTGAACACATTGCCGCCCGCGTGAAATTGGTAGCAGGTATGCGTGCCAGACTGCGTTCCGCTGGTCACAATCGGCGTTCCGCCCGAGGTGGACGCGATCTGGAAGGTTTGCCCGGAGGCATTGACGATGTAATACGTGGTCTTCGCGGTGATGCCTGTGGGCAGCGCGCCGGTCGTCGTAAAGACTACCTGGTCGTTGTTCACAGGCGTCACGCCCGAGATGGTGATGACGCCGGGGCTGGCTATCGTCATGGTGACGGTTCCCGAGTTCCAGAAGGCCATCGCGCCGGACGCCAGCAGGCTCTCGCCCTGTGTATGGAAGCGAAAGTACCCTGCCCCAATCTCGATGATCATGGTCTGCGTAGTCGAGTAGGTAAACGGAATCAGACGCGCCGTTCCGTTGTTCTTGGTCTCGCAAACGTACGCGAAGCCGGGCCGTTTCTCAGCCGGGCCGAGCGCGGTCGCAATCATATTCTGGATCGACGCCGCGCCGTTCTGAAACTTGGAATCATCGACACGGCCGTACATCTCCGGCGACAACTCACCGCCGACGAAGGAACCGCGATATGTGCGTGCATTCGGCATCGTTTACCTTCCCGCCATCCATGGCACACACTGTTGCAGCTCGATCCTGCGCTGGTTCGCGTCGGAGGTCTTGGCCTGGCTGGTGAACTGCTGCGCCTTCTGCGCCATGGCGGATGATATCTGAATGCCGGTGTCGCCCTTGATGAGCGGACCGGCGAGCATCGAGGCCAGTTGGTAGGAAAGGGCTAGAACAAAGAGCGCGCTGAACTGATTCGGGTCTGAGACCTGGACCGTATAGCGCAAGACAGCATCGTAGACGTTGGTCAGGATAACCCTCGTTCCGTCGTCCACCGTCTCGATTGCGAACGGCTGCGGCGTGTAGGTCACGATGGCCGGGTTCGGGTAATCGGGCTGCGGAAGAAACCACGACTTGTGCCCGGCGTGCTCTGTGTAGTCGTCGAGCGCATAGGGCGGAATGACGGCGATAGCGTTGACCATCCCATCCGGCGCAGCATAAGCGCAGCGCCAGGTGGAACTGGGGTTGTCGGCAAGCTGCGCGAGACCGACGCGGCGGGTCGCGAAGTCCCAATTCGACTGCTCCAGCAGTGTGCTCAACGCGACTGGGTAGAACTTGGAGCAGAAACCGGCCTGCACAGAGCCATCGGAAGGAGAGATGGATTGCACGTCGGCCACATCGCCGATATGGCTCAGAGCGAGGTTGCAGATGGTCACAATCGACGGCATGGACGCCTCATAAGAACGAAGGGCCGAAGCTGGTTATCGTCGGCCCTTGTGGTGAATTGGCTTGGCGCTTACTCCTCGCCGGGGCCTTGGTTTTGAACCTGCCTGCCCGGCTTACGTTTCGTCTCCGGTTCAGCAGGTTCAATGTGTTCGTAGAGAGGGCCGAAGTATTCAAACTCATCCCCCTCCAGCCGCAGCGCGTTGTGGAAGTGCGTTACTTTTGCCCGTACAAGCATCACTCACTCTCCTTAGCTGACCGAGAAGCCGGACGGACGAGACACGTTGCGCTGGATGGTGTTCGAAACGTACGCATCGAACGCTCCCGCGGTGAGGGCGGCAGTGCCGATGCGGTAGGCAATGCGCCAGTAGCGTTGCGTGCCGACCGGAGGCTGCGCCTGCAAGAGCGCCAGGCCTTTGGTGACGTTGGAATAGCTAACCGCGCCGCCGAGCAAGCGGTCAGTCCAGGTTGCGTTGTCGGGCGAGTCCTGCAACACGGCCTGAATGGTGGCGGAGCCCCCGGAGGTTGGCACGGTATTGCAGATCACGTTGAGCCACAGGTTCTCTGTGGTCAGTGCGGCTTCAGCTTCCTGCGCATTGCCGGCTGCGGAGCCTGTGTCGTAGACGTTGGTGCTCGGGGTATCGCCTACGGCCGTAGGCGTCTGCGCCGCCGAGAAGATAAGTTCCGAATCGAGCATTCCCATGTTGTTCTCGCTTCCTTGCGGAGGGGCTTTTCAGGCCCCTCCACGGTTAAGAGTTTTCGTTGCCGTTGCCGCTTACGATACCGTGGCTTCGGTGAGCAGGAGTTGATCCACGGTCCGCACCGGGACGCCCTGAAACTTCAAGACGCCGCCGGTGATGCCGGTACCGCTGCCCGCCACGCTGCCAGCAGTGACCGTGCCGTACTGATTCACGGCCTCGGAGAACGAGAGAGCGTTCTGCGATTTGTCGAGAGCGCCAATGCTCAACATCTCCTTGACGGAGCGGTTGGCATAGAACGCGCAGCGGCTCATGCCCATCGAGGGAATGCGCGCCAAGGCGCGAATCATGAGCTTGTTGATCCAGGTGCTGGCCGTGGTCGCCTGAGTGTTGGATTGGGAGGTCATATCCGACACGTTGATGTTGGCGATGCGCACCGCGTAGCGCCAGTCCTTGACGTGCAGACCGTACTTCCACTTCCACAGTTCGGCATAAGCGCGGAAGCGGTTGTTCGAGGAATCGAAGGCGTCGATCACGCCCAGGTCTTCCTGTGTAAGTCCGGCCTGGCTGCCTTTGGGATAGATGCCGGTGACAGTGTTTTCGCCCCAGCCGATGAGCCACACGCTGGTGTTATTGCTGCCGGTGCCGCCGGCGTCGATGATGTTTGTTCCGGAGGTTGCCGACTTGGAGTTATAGCGCGGCGTGAAGCCCAGGATGCCGTCCTTGTTGGAACTGGTGTCGCCGTAGAAGACCTGTTGAGCGAACTGCTCGTTCATGGCCTCGACGAACCCCAGTGCTTCCGACATACGGAACGCAGCCGTGTTGCCGTTCAGGTCGGCCAGGTCCTTGTCAATCTCGTTGCGGCCTTCCTGCATGGCGCATACGTCCTCGATGGTGGCGCGGCCAGACTTCGAAGTTGCAACGCCTTTGTAGAACTGACGCAGCGTGACGGTCGGGAGAGCCGTGCGGACCACGCCCTTGTGGCCGGTCGGCAGATTGCCCTCGATGAAGTTCATGTCGTAGACGATTTCGTTGGACTGGTTAAGCAACTCGGCCAGGACGGCAACTTTGCCATCGGGTCCGAAACTCTTGGCGACATCGATCAGGGTGTTATGCCCTGAGTTTGCAGGAAGCGTAGCCATTTACCTCTCCTCGTCGTTACTTCGTGTTGTCGTAAAGGACTGATGCGGCGGTACGGCCCTTACCCGCGGGAGCCGAACCGGAAACGAACTTGTCCTCACCGATTGCCTTGCCGACCTTGTAGAACGCCCGAATAATCTCCGGATGATTCCCAAGCCCGGTTGACGCCAGCAGCTTGTTGAGGTCAGGCGACCCGAACTGGTCGAGCGCCTTCTTCGCCACCCCCAAGTTCTCGTTGAGAGCCTCGCCGCCGAACTCCTTGTCCGACGTGGACGCATCCAACCATTGCTTGTTGATCGCTTGAATCTGCTCGGTCTGGCGCTCCGCAATCTTGGGAGACATCGTGTCGAGCAGCTTCTGTGCCGCATCCTGAGAGAGATTGGCTTCCTTGGCGCTGGCCTCGAAAGCACTGAGAATGTTCGCGTCGTAGCTCTTCCCTTCGGGAGCCTTGAACTCGTACTTCTCGGGCGCGCCTTCGACCTTCACTTCGGTCTTGGCCTCTGCGGGCTTTTCAGCCGCGACAGGTTCCGTCTCAGTCTGCGTTGCTGGTGTCGTGGTTTCAGCCGTTACGGGTTCCACGCTCCCGAGGAGCGTAGTGGTTGTAGCGGCCGCCTCTGGAGTTGAGGTTGCGGTCTCAGTTGGATTTTGAACCGTTTCCGTCGCTTCCGGCATTTGTAGACTCCTTGACCAAAACTGGGTAAAGCTCAGGGCAGTGCGCGTGGATCAGACTCAAGGTGCGGTTGCCGTAGTTCCGGTTGCCCTCGTTGAACGCCATCTGCATCGCATTGGTGTTGAACGAGAGCCGGAATACCCCGGACTGCTCCAAGAGCCGCCAAACGATCCGGCGGCCACGCTTGCTGCTCATGAGCCACTTCAAGTCCAACTCTTCAACTTCGCTAGCCATGCGCTTGCGGAGGTCTGCTTCATTCTCCGCAAGCGCATGGCTGGCGAGATCGGTAGGGTCGTAGTTGCTCACAATCCCAAGCTAGAGCACGGCAGACCGGGTTATGTGTACTACCCTGTTTTGCGTCACTTGTAGAAGACCGATCCCGTCACAGAACCCACCGTGGACCCGGTGTATGCCGTTACAGCCGCAACCGAGATCGCCGTTGCGTTGTAGATCAATCCCGTGTCTGTCGGGCCTAGATTCAGAGTTCCCGATGCTGGGATCACAAGCACCAGCACAGGCGCTGTCGTTCCCAGCGTCACACTGTTAGTGTTGAAGAACTCGACGTAGACCACAGCGGCGTTGTTGTTGACCAGACTGGCCCCGAAGACCATCCCCGCAGATGTCTTGATCGTCGTCGCAGCTCCGGCTTGGCTCAGTATCTGGACCGATGTAGCCTGATTCCCAATGGAGATGGTTTCAGCCGGCTCAATCTGATCCTGGGTGAGGGTGATATTGACGGTCGCGCTTCCTGACGTGTAAGCCGTAGACCGCACCCGGAAGTTTGTTGAGGCGGCCACGCCGCAATCCCATTCGAGCGTTGCATTGGCGGCGACAGCCTCGCTGTTCTCCATGATCGGAGTGTCTGACCGGACGCACTGGTCCTGATACCACGTTGTGCCGCTGTCGTCGGAAAACTCAAACACGAGAGTGACACCGGCATGGGTGCCGTGGATGGTCACGGTAGCCAGAGCGTAGTCGCGCGAGGTTACCGTGACCGAGGTTGAAGCGTTGGTGATGGTGCCGGACGCTGTCCAGCGCGGATTCTGGCCGAAAGCGGCGGGCGTCAGAAGCAACAGGGCAAACAACAAACTGCATATCTTTTTCATTACTGTCCTACCTCCTGCGGACTGGGGCTGCCGTATCCGCTGTATTGGTTCATCAGGTCGTTGAGGGCGTTGGAAGCGCCGCCGCTCGTGGGAGACTGCGCGAGATTCTTGGCTGTCACGGACTGCTGCTGCATCGCCTGGGCCTGCTCCTGCGCGGCCTGCGCCTTGGCTTTGGCCTGACGCGTCGCTTGCACCTGGTCGCTGGGTACGATGAGCTTCGGATTGATTCCCATCATGTCCGAGTAGGTCGCGGCCCATGCATCGGGATCGAAGTTGTCGAGGACTTCGGGCTTCACCTGCGCCACCGTCGTCATCGACTGCACGAAGCGGTCTACGCTGTTGGTGGCGATTGACTTCTGCGCCTGCGCCAGGATGCCGATAAATTCGATATTGAGCGGCTGCCCCTGCATCTCTTGCGGAGATTGAGGGATCATTCCCACTTCCATCATGTGCGTGAAGGTGGTTTCGACGAGCGGCTGGAGGGCCTCGTTGTTGATGCGCTCGAGCACCGGCCCCATCATGAGCATCTTCTCTTCCTGCCGCTCGGCGACTTCGGTAGCGGTCATCTGCGGGTTGGTCGAGTTCGCCAGCATCATAAACACGTCAGAAAAGAAGCTCTGCTTGATGCGGTCGCGGCAGTCCTGTATATCGCTCAGCATGTCTTGCAGGTTGAGATTCACATCGAACGCGCTTTTGATCGGAGACGCCGACGAACCGTCGTAGTAGGTTGTGCCGCCCGGCAGCCGGTTGATTTCGACGTTCTTCATGGCCACTGGAACCTGAAGCGGAGGGTTCGTCTGGTAGTCGATTGCGTTGGCCTTGCGCAGCTGCTCATGCTGCAACTGCTTCACATCGCCCAGCGCTTCCATGCCCGGCGAGTTGCCGTAGATGTCGCCCCCGGCGATAGACCAGCGCGGACAAATGGCCGGGAAGTTCCTGAAGCCGCTCTCGCGCAGCATCTGACCGTTGCCTTCGCCCGACTCAAAGTAGTAGCTGCCCCAGGCCATGTTCTTGTTGTCTTTCTTTGAAGGGTCACGGTCGGCGCGAGGCTCGATTGCATGGATGACAGGAATCCATTGGTCCAGCCCCTTGCCGCCGTCGTAGAGCGTTTGCACGGTAGGCGAGCACTCGGCGTAGCCAAACTCTTTGACCATCGCGCTCACGGTCATCTCAAACTCGCGGTAGAGCGTGCAGACCTTGCCCTGCGCGTCGGTCGCAATCGCGTATTCGCCCACGGTCAGAGGGTAATGGTGGATGATGTTGTCAAAGTCTGGAAGGACGATGCTAGCGCCGGTGCCGAACGCGCCCAGTTCCTCGTAGACCTGCTGGAGAGCGCGATAGGTATTCGACTTCTGAAACACCTGATGCATCCGCGTGGTCACGTCATCGAGCCACAGCTTGACCGGCTGATAGGAATTGAGGTCAGGGTCGGGAACGCCCAAGCGGAACCATGGACGGGCGGGCGACGTTGCGCCGCTCATGAGACCAGCTCCAAGTGTCTTCAGCGCCCGGATGCCGGTGTTATCGTAGATCGCGTTTGCGCGCCGACGGCCCTTGTCGCGGTCCTGGCGGAAGTAGCGGCCATTCCACGGCATGATGTAGGTCGTGATCTCCTGCCAATGCGCCCAGAACGAGCTGCGCTCGGTCTTGAGCGCTTCCCAGCGACGGAGCAGGTTGTTGCGCAGATCGGGATTCGTCGGCATGGTTTCCTACTTCCCGAGCAATGTTGAGCCGCCGAGCGTGCCGGTTCCTGCGCCGCTCGATCCGGTGAGCATGGTTGAGCCGATGCCTGTCTTGGCTGCGTTGGCGGCGGCCTTCATGACGGCGGACGTATCCGGCGATTGCTGATTCGCCTGATTCTCTGCCGTCGCGTTCTTGCGTTCGGTGCTGAGAGAGTTGGCTTCGGAGGATTGGGTAGCCTGAGTCTCTTCCGCTAATGACTTCTTCTGGTTAGCTTGTTCTTTCGCGCCGTCGTATGCGCTCACGCCGACGCCAGCCGCCGCGACGCCAGCCGCGATAAGTGTCGCTGTCACTGCTGATACGCTTCCTGCCATGGTTACGCTCCTTACGAAAACAAGTCTGCGAGCGTCTGGGCGTCGCTCAGTTCCACGATGTCAAATTGATCCAACTCAAGCTGCTTAAGCTCTGCCGAGTTGGCTGCTACCGCGAACGTGACATCGCTGGTGTGCCCTACACCGTCGTCATAAACGCCGGTTCGCGTGAACGGGTTGTAATTGACCAGGCACGGATAGCTTCCGGCCCGATCATGCAACTCGCCGTCCGATTTGAATACCACCAGCTTGCGCATGTTGCTCATGTCACTCCCCTGTTATCAGGATGGTGTCCCTGCTGTTATCCTGACGGGACATCAACAGATCAGCCTCCGCGCATACCTCGTTCTCGGCCTCTTCAACCGTCTTTGCCTGCGTGGGGAAGATCATCGTCATCTCTACATCTCCACGCGTCACAAATAGCTGCTTGCGGCCAGCGCATCCTGGAATCACGTTGTATCCTTCCAGTTCGGCGCGTTCATCGCCGACCAGCACCGATGTGCGCCCATTGACGATAAGCACAGTGGCCTTTTTGATCAGGGACCCTATCATGATGGTTCCCGGCTGAAGCCGAATCGTGCGGATATACATTCCGCCATGCAGGATGTGCTCGGTAGCAATAGGGACTTGTTCTTGCTTGAGCAGCCACTCCTGCACGACCGCCAGTTTGTCGAGCGTCTCTGGGCTTGGCTGCACAAGAGCCGCTGTGATTGTCTGTAGGCTCGCGCTCATCAGAGCCACCTCGAAAACACCGTGTGGCTCTCTTTACACCCGCTCCGGCGCGAGAGCACTGTTTCAAACGGGCTATCGACCCGTGCGGTATAGAGAATGACCACGCATCCAGACTCTGCCGCGTACTGCTCGGCAGCGGACAATAAGGCATTCCCGGCACTGGAGCCGCGATGCGAAGGGGATACGTATACGCTTTCGACAGTGGCGGCGCGCTTGCCGTTGTGCGGCATAACGCTGCTCACCACGGTGACGAACCCAACCAGATCGTCGCCAGCGTAAGCGCCAAAGCCCTGGAACGCGCCGGACTGCTCCAGCGCCGTATAGGTCTGGTGCTGCGGCTGCGCGTCGGGGATTAAGCACTCGGCGGCATACGCGGAGATGAGTTCCTGGGCGTTCGGGGCGCTCAAGAACTGCGCGTAACTGATCCGCCGGATTGTGGGAGGCGTGCTCATGCTCCTAAGCTAGCGGGCATGAGCCAGGGTTATGTGTACCTGCCTAGATGCTGGCGTATGGGTCGTACTCTTTCGGCTTGCCGTTTCCAGAGCTGCCGCCCAGCATCCTTTTCACGCCAGCGGGCGCATCCGGTATAGCAAAGGTCAGAGCCAGGGCGTCGGCAAGGTCAGGCGAACGCGCTAGGCGCTTTTTGATCTGGTCTTTGCTCTCGATAATCATCTTGCCTTCCTTGAATCCATACGTGGGCGAGGTGAGCTCTGCGACCATCTCCGGGATCGGCGGCAGCGACCCCCCAGCCTTGATCCAATTTGCCATCCCAAACCACATCTCGGCCCGGAGGTTGAAGTACCGGTCGTCCGTCGTCTGCTTATTTTCGAAGCGGATAGCATAGGGACTCAACCCAGAGGCACGAAGGAAGTCCACCGCTCCATGCGCCCATCCCACCGTGTCGTCGAAGAAGGTGAGGCACTCAAAGTCGCCCTGCAACTCCGGGAACTCCTTCATGCTATCGCGTGCCCATTCATTGCGCCGCGCCATGACACGGTTGCCTATGTCCACCGATACCGCCGAGTCGCGAGCATGGCGCATGATGGTCGGCAGGAACGACACAATGCCCTGGCGCGGGAAGATCACCGTACGATCATCGCCGAATCTGGCCACGTCGATTCCCAGCCGCTTCTGCGCCCACGCGTAATTCTCCAGCCTCGGATGCAGGTCCATGGCCCGCTCAACCTCTTCCACGCTTAGGAGCGCATTGATCGAGCCCGGCGGGAACTGGCCCAAGATGTAGGCCATTACCCAGGGGTTCTCACGGCCATAGAGTGCAATCTGCTCTTTAGCCCAATCGAGATCGACACGAGGCGTGCGTTTAGGGTCGTCCGGGTCAGCGGTGATGCTGATGACGTCCCAGTTGGCGCGTGCCCGGGTTGTGACCTCATAGAGCAGGCCAGTCTGCGAGGTGGTGTTGCCCGCGGTGATGATGAGGCCGTCCTCGCAGCTCGTCAGGCCCTGCTCGGCGCTCTTGATCATGTTGGGCGGTATGTCGCCGGATTCGTCGATCAGGTAGAACGGGTAGCGGGCGTGCTGGCCGCTGAGCGTGCGCCCAATGGTCTCAAGGTCGGCAGACTTGGCCCAGCCCTTGGCGGCAAGGAACCAGGTCTCCGGATGGTCTCTGGCGGTGATGCGTTCGGCTCGCCACTGGAAAGCCTTAAGCAGGAACGGCGATTCATTCTGCCAGCGCGCAAGCTCAGCCCAGAGATTGTCTCGCAGGTTGTCGCCGGTGATCGATACCGCGGCTCCCTTGGGGTGTTCGTTCTTGGCTGCGAAGCAGGCCAGGCGATGCCAGCCTATCCATGCAAGCACTGCTGTCTTGCCGGGGCCGGCGCAGGCCTTCATGGCGATGCGCTTGCGGCCCGGTCTGCCCGCGATATTCAACACGTCAACCTGCCAAGCGTCAGGCTCGGCATGGAACACCTCACGCACAAACTTCACCGGGTCTAGCTTCCACTCGCGGATTCTGGCTGTTGCGGCGTTCATCAATTCTTTCTGCGGCTGGACTTCTGCGCCGGGGTGGGCTGCCGGTAGGTCATGCTTGCCGGCCGCTTTTGCACGGTGTTCATCGGACCGCTTGTTACCGCCGCTGTTGTGCCGGCCGTGCTGGTGGATGTGGTCGTGGCAGTGGTCGTAGTTGTGGCTGTGCTCGTCGTGTCTGGCATCTCAGGCCGCCCTCGATTCTTGCAGGCTGCCGCTCCGGCTCACACACAGCATTAGACTGTTGCAGCCCTCGCGCCGGTCGAACCAGCAACGAGGGCAGAAGAAGAAGAGAATTTTACGCGACACACGCGCCGCGCCCTTCACGGTCTTATGGCCGCAGTGATTGCAGGTGATCTGTCGTCCGCTAGCCATTGACTGCCTCCAATGCTCGTTCTGCCTCATACTTCGCTGCTGTTGCACTGTTCATTTCGCGTCTCCTGTGATTAACTGTTCGAGCGTGAGTTCCCCCACGCTGGCCTTGTCTTTGTTTGCGTTGAGCAGGTTTACGCCGATGGTGCTGGCGCGGTTCGCAGTCTCGACCAGCATGGCCACACTCTTGAGGTCGGCCTCATCGATCTGCCCTTCACCTAGGTCGACCAGGAGCGATGACCGTTCGTTGGCGACCTTCGCGAGTCTTGCTGCCGTCTGCGCGTTGTGGTCAGCAGCGGCTGCGAGTCCCCTTGAGATACTTTTCAGTTGATCAACCAGCGTCATTACCGAACACTGATCGGAAACCGGCAGTGAAGCCAATTGCGCATCGTTCGCAACTATCTGCCCTGCAAGCGTTTTGATAGTTTTCGTTCGACCGGAAACTAGCGTTGAAATCGTAGCCTGTCCCACCTTGAAAGCTCTTGCCAGTTCACGAGTCGTTTCTCCCGCGATGTACCGGCGCTGAATCTCCGACTTCTGCTTATCTGTCAGTTTGCTTGGCCTAGCCATTGAGACCGCCCCAGGTAAAGCTAAGCTGCTCTCTTTCAGAGGTGGTCATCCGGCTTGTTCTTGCGTCCTCGTCCGGTACCTCGACGATGACTTTCTTGTAGTGGTCTACGCGGCAGTTGCGGCGCATGTAGGTGCAGATCATGGCGACGCTGCGAAGGTTAACGCCTGTGCGCCGCGATATTTCAGAGTAGGTGAGGTGATCGAACTCGCGCATATCCCGCATTTTCTCCACCAGCGCGTCGGGGTATAACGAGCGGTGATGCGACTCGCCCACTCTCCGGCCGTACTCGCCATACGCCACCAGAATCACCGTCTGCCCCATGCCCCTCCATACATGTTTCTTTGCCATTTGTTTGCCAGTCTAGCGCGGAAAGTGGCTGAAAAACCGCCGGTTAAGCGCCCGAAATACGGCTTTTACAAGTTGTCGTGCCTTTCGCGACGCTACCCGGCGCGTTCTGCTCGAATCGGACAGCCACGCTTGCTGCAATCGTCCGCTTCGTCAGGCAACACTGCTCCACATTTCTCGCACCACTCGTAACCACCGTCGTAAGACGACGCGAGATAATCGCATCCGCGTGGAACATCAAGGCGTAGATCATGGTCAGGAAGGTACTGAGAGAAGATATTGATGACTTGCGCTGCTTGTCGCTCGGTAAGCGCCTTCTCGTCGAAGGAAACGCCTTCCGAATCGCGTCCGCGCATAACCTCGTAAAGATGATCCATGCGCGACCGATAGAAGTCTGCGGTCCACTTATCAACCGGGACTTCAATCGCTGTAAGCCCGTCCCAGTAGCGTTTCATGAAGCCGGGTGTTAGTGGCTCCCCTCCCTTGACTGGCTTTGCAGACCATTCCCCCAAATCCTTATAGAGGCGTTGCACAAACTCATTGTGATCTGCCGCAACATCACAGAGCACCTCACTCTCTGTCCTCGCAACAGCATCTCGGAGATTGAACCAATGCCACTTTGATCCACCACCAGGAGTCTGCATATCGAGTTTGGTCTCAACTTCCACGAAGTGCTCGGCGATCCGATCCTTTGTTCCTTTCGGAACCTTGATCGGCTTCGATAGACCAGATACAAAATCAAAGAATGTTGCGTATGCCATATCTTTCTCCAAGTACCTTCGTGCCAGCGGCGACGTTACTGCGCCGGTTGTGGTTTGGTCCCGCGATAGCTCGGGAACCTGTTCAAAAGCTCGTCCTCGTTGTTTCCGGTGATTTCCATCCAGCCCGGAGCCCACCGCCAAAACTCCGCTACGGCCGTCGCACGCGCTTGCCGTTGCCGTGCCGTGTCAGCCGCCCGATTGTGCCCCTCCTGCTGGCGTTCGATCTCTCCGGCGACTTCATCGGGCCGGGGGAAGTAAATCTGGCCCGGCTTGATGCGGAGCTCCGCCAGCGCGTCCGCCACTTTGCGGAATGAGTGCCGGACCACTAGCCGTTCGAGATCCCATAAAATCCCCTCGACTGGCTCCGCTGTATCCTGGCTCCAATAGCGGGTTTGCATTTGATCCACGATCAAGGAAAGCTGGATCGATTCCTCGGGCGGCAACAGCGGCCTTGAGGCCGTCTCTGTTGCGGTCAATGCGTTGTTGAGTTGGACTTGGCTTGCTCTTTCCACGCGATTCTCCTCCTGCGGTTTGTGCTGTCTTTGGCAGATATCCCGAGTCTTGAAACCAGAAGCGCCAGCGCGTCTCTCCTCCGGCTTTGGCATCTTTGGCCGCGGCGAGAATGCGCCGCGTAGCCTGCTCCACGCCGCCCCACTCCTTAGCCTGCAGGCGAATCGCTTGCGCCGCTATGTCGCGAGTGCTGAAGTCTGCTGGGACGCCAAGCTCCTCGAAGAGCCAGACCGCCGCCTGCATCTCCGAGCCGCTGTCGGGATTGACCGGAACGAGTGGCGAATCTCTCGCGCTCGCGCTAGGGGGTTCTTTATGTATTGAAGATGAAGATGAAGATGAAGAAGGGTGTGACAAACGCGTGACATCCGCGTTACTATTTTCCTTTGTTTTGCTAGACTTACGGTACTCATGCTGCCGTTTCCGGTTATCTGCCCGTGCCTGTTCATCTCGGACCATACGCCGGTTAGAGATGGCGCCCATTTTGGTCAGGCTGCCCACCCCCTTCCGTAACAGTTCATCGATGCACGAAAGATTTTCAGCGATGTCCCCACCGATAGCCACAGCAATGTCTTCGACACTCCAAGGCTTACCGCCAGTTGCAAACACGCCTCGATCCTCACACTCGAACATTAGGCACATCATGTCTATCCACACACCTTTTGCGGCTTTTGAGCAGCGCCGCAGGGCTGGGTCTTTCATCCAGTCGCCTGGGTAAAACTGAAAAGCTGGGAGCTTTGCGGGCATCAGCGCGCTCCCGTGAATAATCCGTTCAAGTCTTGAGGGTTTTGCTGGATGATCTCCACCCGCTCAATCTCGCCGTACTCTTTTGCAACTGAGAGGCGGCACACCTGGGCATCGTCGAGATAAAGAACGCCCGTCAAAGCGTCTAGAGTTGCCCTCACGAGCTTGTCTAGGTCCGGCTTGACGGCCGGCAAGCGGCGGCGCTTCGGGGCGCTCGGCGGCCGCTGAAAGATAAAGCGCAGACCCAGCCATACCGGTTCATGCTTTGGAGCGACAGGCGTATCGATCCGCTGGCGGTTGAGTTCGTCCAGCACAGAGCAGGTCACGGTTTGGCGGTAAGGCTTGAGTTTTCCGTTGTTGCTGGTGATGCGCGCTTTCCCGGCGATAATGAAAGCCTTTGAACTACCCTGCGGCTCCGGATGGCAGTAGACCGTGAAATGGTAGGTTCTGAGTGCGCTGTTGATAGTCTCGGTGCTCATGCGGCCACCCCGACATAGAGAAGCGACTTCCAAACTTGCACGTTCCTTCGGTGTGCAGATACCCGGTTCGACTTGCGAAAGCGGCCTGTCTCGGTGATGAGTCCGTTCCACGCGGCCCTGCGGAAAGCAGCCCCTACAGCGTTCGGGCGAATCAGGCTGGTGATTCCGTGCGACTCAAGAATCCCCCAAACCTCGGCGCTCGTAACCTCGGCGTGATAAGTCGCGGCGATGAAGACGGCGGCATAAGCGCGGGTGAAGTCGGTGGTAGCCATGACGCCTTGAATGCCCTGGTCGCGGGCGATAGAGGATAGCTGGGCGGATAACATCAGCGGTCTCCTTTCAGGAAGTAGTTGCACTTGCATCCTGCAACGGTGCAGCGGCCAAAATGTTGGCCCGTCTCGGTGTGGGCGTGGTCGTTGATCGAATGACCGCAATAGGACTTGTCGCACTGGCGTCCAACGATCTCGCGCATGAGGCGGAAGGTGCGCGGCGCGTAGACATTGGGGTCCACATTGCGCGCCGTTCCGATTTCGTCGCCGATGATTTGTGTGAGTGCATCCCACTCTGGAATCAGCAGCGGCCATGCGCCGATGTGATGGCTGCTCAGAAACTCGAAGGCAGGCTCGCGCATCCACGGGTAAGCTGTCAGCAGCCGGACGCAGGCGGCCAGCTCGCCGGGTTTTGTCGGCGCGTTGCCCGGATAACTGAGGTGCATCGACGCATACGACAGGACAGTGACCGCCTGAGGCACAGTCGCGGCCTTCACGGTCAGGTGCAACACGCTGCGCATCCGGGCGGCGTGCTCTCGTAGGGTGATCGTTGCTGCCATCGTTCCTCCTCTTGCGGGTGATGGGGCGGTTAGCTGGCCGCCCCGGTTGGGTTAGGCGGCTTTAGTCTTGGCGGGGAGGAGTTTCAGTTCACCGAAACACACAGTGCCCTCGATCAGTTCGGCGCACTCGATAACCTGCTCCTCGGGTTTCGGTAGCCGCCAGGTGCAGAGGCCAGCAAAGATGCGGAGCTTGACCGTGATCCCCGCTTTCGCTTTGATTGCCAATCCCGCGTTTAGGGAGCCGCCAGCTTCGATCCCGCCGCCAGCTTCGATCCCGCCGCCAGCTTTGATCCCGTCGCCAGCTTCGATCCCGCCGCCAGCTTTGATCCAGCCGCCAGCTTCGATCCAGCCGCCAGCTTCGATCCAGCCGCCAGCTTTGATCCCGTCGCCAGCTTCGATCCCGTCGCCAGCTTTGATCCAGCCGCCAGCTTTGATCCAGCCGCCAGCTTTGATCCAGCCGCCAGCTTCGATCCAGCCGCCAGCTTTGATCCAGCCGCCAGCTTCGATCCAGCCGCCAGCTTTGATCCCGTCGCCAGCTTCGATCCCGTCGCCAGCTTTGATCCAGCCGCCAGCTTTGATCCAGCCGCCAGCTTTGATCCAGCCGCCAGCTTCGATCCCGTCGCCAGCTTTGATCCCGTCGCCAGCTTTGATCCAGCCGCCAGCTTCGATCCAGCCGCCAGCTTTGATCCAGCCGCCAGCTTCGATCGCCAAATTCCCGGCGGCGCGGATGAATCCGAGCACGGTGACCCGCCCGAGCGATGCTTCGATTTCGATATGGCCTTCAAATTCAAGGTCGCGTGAGCGGGCGTATTCGTTCCGCTCGTTTAGATCAGCTTTTGTGATCTTGAGAGTTTCCATGATCGATCTCCTGGGTTGAGTTAGTAGGTGATGGATGTGTGGCGAACCTGGCCCTTGATGATGGCGATGGTGACGGCTTTGACGAGAACCATCACGTTTTCAGGGGAGATGGCCGGGTGCGAGTCAAAGCAATAGGTCTTCTCGAACACCGCTTTAATATCTGCCAGTACCTCGCCGTTGATCTGCTTTCGATGGTCCTTGTCGGCCTCCCGCGCCTCTTTCTCTCGCCGGGCCTGTTTGGCTTCATCTTCCTGCCGCTTACGTTCGGCGGCGATAGCTTCAACCCGCGCCGTCTCACGTTCCACGATGGCGCGATTTTCTGCGAGAATCCGCTCGTACTCGGCTTCTTTGGCCCTTCGGTCTGCATCGGCCTCGCGCTGCCGCGCCAGCGTTGCTTGCCGGTTGGCCTCGGCTTCACGCCCCAGCGCCGCTTGCCGTTCACTCTCGGCGCGCTGCTCAGCTTCGCGACGGCCCCGCTCTTGCGCCTCGGCAATCCGCTTTGCCTCAGCGTCCTTCTGTTCGCGCTTAGCTGATTCGATCCGGAGCTGTTCTAGTTCAGCGGCGTCCAGTTCGGCCTTACGCCTGGCCGCGCACATCTCAGTCAGGATTGGAATTGTCCGACGGGTGATGGCGGTGGCCTCATCCAAAAAGCCTTCCCACACCTCAGCCGTGAGCTCCATTTTGGTCAAGGTCTCGATCTCCCAGCCGATCCTCGCGCTCGTTGCCGTAGCGAGTGTCACGGGGAGTGCGTCAATCGCGTTCAGCTGGTCGCTGATGGCTTTGGTTCGCGTCTCCCACTCAGTCAGCGGGCGGCGCGTCTCCTCGGCCAGCAGCTCGAGCTGGTCGCGCATCATCTTGCGGTTGGCGTCGATGCGGCGCGGCAAGTCTTTGAGTTCGGCAACCATGTCTTTGCCGATGCCGTCCAGGTAGGTTTTCGACCGGGTGATCTTGTGGGCCAAGGATTTGATCTCGGCGCGGCCCTTGGCTGTGGCGGCGTCAAGGGTGAAGCCTTGCACTGCGTCTTCGATTGCGTTCAAGATCGGGACCAGGCCGCTGTTGGCAGTGAAGAGGTCACGAAGCCGGTTGTCATCTACGGTGATGGCGTACTTTTCGCCGTCGTCAATCACGACCATCTCAGGCACGACCATCTGGGGCGCGTCGTCCATGCGCCCCTCGAAGATGGTCAGTTGCGGTACTACTGCGAGTCCTGCACTCATTGGCTGTCCTCACTCTCAGGTGGCTAGTTCGGTTTCCGGTTAGTTGAAGTAGTCGGAAGAATCGCCAGTGTCGTGACCGTTTGGCTTGACCGCGACAAGTTCGGCTTCAACTGGTGCGTGGGACTTGGTGGCGCTTTTCATCGCGTCCCGCAGCGAAGAGGCCCCGCCTTTGACGCTGGTAGCGGGCTGGGTCTCGCCGGTCAGTTCCGGCACGGGCTGTGTCGCCGTGAAGACCGGGGTTTCATCAACGCCGTCCAGCGTCACAAACTCGCCGGCCTCGGTTGACCCCTGAATCTCAAACGCCTGGGCCATTTCGACCGAGACAGGCAGGTACTTGAACAGGCGGCGGACCACTGTCTTGCGGGCCATTTCCTCGTAATCCGTGACCCACGGGCCAAAGTTCCCAGCCTTGGAGCGGGCGCGGATGCCATCGACTTGCGCCTTGGACATGACTTCAAATTGAGTCCCGCCGTCCTTGAGTTTGGCCACGGCATAAACGAAGCGCAGAGCGCCGGGGTCGGCCTCTTCCCAGGCCGGGGCATGTTCAAGCGATGGATTTAGGCCAAGCTGGCAGGCGAAAGCGTCCTTGGCGTGGACCACATGCGCCTCAAGGCTGACGATTTGGCCGGAGCGCCGCGCCAGGGAGATGAGGCCGCGATAGCCGGGTATAAACTGGCACTGCATCTCCCAGCGCTCTTTCCCGTTGGCGTCCTTGACTTTGCAGTTGTAAGGCACGAGGTAGCCCTCGCCGAGAGCGCCGCCCGGCTCCAGGCCAAGCTCGGCGGCCTGCATGATTGCCGCCGTGAGGCTTTCGCGGGTGCATTCGAGCAGCTTAGGGGTTTTGTTGATGCTGGTCAGTGCCACTTTCAGCATTCGGTCTGCCGTCAGGTGGCGCGGGAGGCGGGAGGCGATAGCGTCCCTGCTGGCATTCAGCAGGGCCTTGACGCTGTTTAACGCCGCAAGTTGATTGTTATTTGCCATTGGAGACTCTCTTTCTACTTGGCCAGCCGAAACACACGCGGGCCGGGTTTGGTTGTGGTGTGGGAGGCGAGAGCGGCATCTCTAATTGCGCAAGCCTTTTCCATCCCCACAAGCTGAGTGAGTTCCGCGAAGGCTTCAACCGCAACGGCTTTGAAGTCGGTCACTTCGCTGTCTTTGTTGTTCTTCCAGGTGCAGACACCGGGGATGGAGGACGCCTCGCCCATGTACGCCTTCAAGAACTGCTCGGCCTCAGCCTTTTCCTGTTCGGCGGCTTCCAACTTCGCTTTTGCTGCGCGCAGCGTTGCGGCCCACTCGTGGACCAGCTCCGTCGCCGGTTTGGTCACTTCAGTGGCGCGCTTGAATTTGTTCTTGAGGTAGTTCGTGAAGGACTCGGAACCGTCCGGCTCGGGCGGAACATCGCCGACAATGTGCCGCTTCCACCAGCTTTCAACCTCTTCCTTGATGAGGTCGTCTACCTCGTAGTCCCGGTGAAGGGTGTACCTTACGAAGTCCTGCCCGGTAAAGCAGACGGCTAGGTCGGCGACTTCCGTATCGGTCGCCATCGTCTGCGCGTGGAGCTGCATCCGGTGATAGACAGGGAATTCCTCAGAGCCTTCGTCGCCCCACTCGCCGTCTTTGTACCGGATGTTCTTGGCGTCCACTGGCCGGCGGTCGCCAGTCAGCCAGCGGGCGTCAAGGGTGGCGCCCAGGAGCGGGAAGTCCGGAACGCGGATGAGTTGATAGGGGTCGGCGAATTCGAGAGGCATCCCGATGCGGTCGGAATACTCCTCGAGAATTGCCCGCTCGAAGCGTTTCCCAGCGCGCATGGCGTCGTTGGGAACAAACTCCGGGGCAAGACCCTTGATTTCCGCCCATACATCAATCGGCTTGCGCCACGGGCTGAGGCCAAGGATGGCAGGAAGCCCCGTTCCAGAGATGCAGGTCCGGCGCTCGGCCAGCCAGGCGGCTTTGCGCTCTGCCTCGGACGGGGGCGTAGGAAGGTCGTATTCGAGGTCGACGCTCGGGAGTTCGCCGCCCTGTGGGAAGGTCTGGAAGATTGGGTCGAGGGTGGCTGTGCTCATTGCGCACCCCCCACGATGTCGGCGTAAGAGAGGCGCTTGGCCCGCTGCAAAATGGTCAGGCAGGAGGCATGTGAGGGCTGGGCTTGACCATCAAGCCAGTGGTAAACGGCCCGGTCGGAGACGCCGCAGAGGACTGCGACCTCATGAATTCCGAATGCTCGGACCCATTCCAGGAAGGGTGCTCTTGGTTTTGAAGCCATTGTCGGTCTCCCATTCGTGCGGGAAACCTGAACCGTTCGTTCAGAGTTTCCCGGTAGATGGGACCGAATTCGTGAACTGACCTGAGCGAAGCGCGCTCAATGGTTTTTTGTAGTAAGGGTTGCAAACCCTGAAACATTCCTCGAAAATGACTGTTTCAAGGTTCTAAAGACCCCTACTCCCTCCGGAAAGACAGGTCGAGTGCTCGATAAGGCAGTGTGAACGGGTCCTAAAGTGACCGAGCCAACCAATCGCACACCGACTTAACTACGAGAACAGGCCTACAAAACGAAATTCAGGAAACGAATCATGATCAACCCCTTCAAGATTCAAGAGATGATCTCCCAGGCCGGCCAGATGCAGGAGGAAATCCATCGCAAGATGGCCCAGACTGTGATCGAGGCAAGCAGCGGCGGCGGCGCCGTCATCGCGACGATGAACGGCAAGAAGCAACTCCTCAAGTTGCATATCGACCCCTCTGCTGTCGTGGGCCTCAGCGGCGGCCAACCGGATGTGGAAATGCTTGAGGACCTGGTGGTGGCCGCAGTCAACGAAGCCGAACGCAAGGCCGAGGAGGTCATGCAGTCCAACATGCAAGGAATTATGGGGATGCTGGGAATGCTGGGCGGCGGCAAGCTGCCTGGCCCTGTCTGATCTCGCATTTGCCGGGGATAAGACCCCGGTTTACCCTATTCAAACCAAAATCGGCGGTTTCCTATCGATCGGCCTTGGCAGCCATTGGCATTCAAAACGGCTGGCGGTTTCCATATGGTACATTGTCGCCATGATCTTCAAGGCTTTGGCTCTCTGTGCGCTGCTGCTGGCTATCACGCAGGCGTCTGCGCCGACGGCATCTGGGCAGGCAACCAGTTATTCCAGCGCGAATCGACGGACTCCGCCCCCCGCGGCCTCTTCCAGAACTGCTCCGGAAACCAGCAGCGGCCCAACCGCCAAGGCGGATTGCATCGGCGCTCCCTGCGCCGATCCTGCCGGTGATGACCAGC